TGCCCTGCTCAAATTCAGAAACGAATCGAGCATTTTGCAAAGACGCTAAAGATCAAAGGGCTCGGCCCCAAGAGCATAGAAAAGTTGGATCTCTCCTCTTTTCACGAGATTTATAGTTTAGACTATAATACTTGTAAATATGCTCTTGCCTCTGAAAAACTAGCAAGAAAACTAGTAGTTGAGATAGATCATTCAAAGTCAAGTAGTTTGAATGTTTTATTACCAGCGTTAAGTATTCCTTTAATAGGAAAGACGGCAGCAACTAAATTGTCCACAAAAATCAAAAGTATCATTGATATTGATGAGGACAAGTGTAAAGCAGCAGGTCTTGGGCCAAAAGCAACTGAAAACCTACTTAGCTGGTACTATAACGAGTTTCAATGTGGTTTAAATGACCTTCCCTTTAGTTGGGAATTTGAAACTCCTAAAGTCGCAACTGAAACTAAAGGAGCGGTATGTATTAGCGGTAAGCTTTCCAGTTTCAAAACTAAAGCAGAAGCAGCTAGAGTTCTTTCTTACGCGGGATACCAAGTAAAAGGCTCTATGACAAAAGATGTAATCTTTCTGATAAATGAATCAGGTGTTGAATCTGCAAAAACAAAACAAGCCCGAGATAGGGGCATAACAATTATTACAAGTCTAAATGAATTGATAGGAGACTATAATGGCAACGTTGCCTAAGTGGACAGATGAGCGTACCGACGAGCTCACTAATTTTGTCGGTGATGAATCCCCAGTATCCCAAGCTACTGTAGCAGAAGCTGCAGACCAGCTTGAGACTACTACACGGTCAGTTTCTAGCAAGCTGAGAAAAATGGGTTTTGATGTAGAACTTGCTTCTGCAAAGAGCACTCGTGCTTTTACTGAAGGCCAAGAAGCTACTCTTGCTGCTTTTGTCACAGACAATAGCGGTGAGTATACCTATGCTCAAATTGCTTCTAACTTTGAAGACGGAGCATTTAGTGCTAAGTCTATCCAAGGTAAGATTCTTTCTATGGAACTTACTGACCATGTTAAGCCAGCTCCCAAAGTGGAGACTGTTAGAACTTACTCTCCCGATGAGGAAGCTAAGTTTGTATCTATGGTTAATGACGGTGCTTTCGTTGAAGCGATTGCAGAAGCTCTTGATCGTAGCGTAAACAGTGTACGTGGTAAGGCTCTCAGCCTTTTACGTTCTGGTGACATTGATGCTATTCCCCGTCAGGAGCATACCAAGGGCTCTAACAAGAGCGATCCTCTTGAGGAACTTGGAGACGTTTCTGGCATGACAGTTGAAGCAATTGCAGAAGCGATTGGCAAAACTGCGCGTGGTGTTAAGACTATGTTGACTCGACGTGGGTTGACAGCGTCTGACTATGATGGTGCGGCTAAAAAGGAAAAAGCAGCAGCATCTTAATTAGTATTAATTCTACAGCCGTAGTGAGGGGTCATTGCGGCTGTATTTTTATCGGGGGAATCGTTGAACATAGCAAGTGCTTACCTTAAGCAAGTATTAGACCTGCAAGATTTCGAGTCTTGGTCTAGCACTCGTAAGCATTATTTGCCCTCTGCCTACCATGCGCTTTTTAAAGCTATTGATTCGCATTGTGAAAAGTTTCATCGACTCCCTACGATTGAGGATCTCAAGTATGAGATTCGTGACACATCTACTAAAGAGTTACTCTTTGCTGTAGATTCGGTCGAAGTAGATGCAGATCCTTATATGCTTCTACAATACCTCAAGAATGAGTTTACTCAAAAAGAGATTCTTGATTCCCTTGAGGACTATGTAGACAATTCTATATCTTTTGAAGATGCAGAAGAGTCTGTCAAACATCTGCACCAGATAGTTCTTGATGTTGAAGAAAAAGTAGACCTTCAAGAACCGCAAGAGACTATGCAACGTATTCCCTTGTGGGAGCCAGATGAAGACATCGGTAAGTACCTGCCCCTCGGCTTAAATGCTGAGCACGATGATGAGATCACGTTCTCCCCCCGAGACTTGATTCTTGTCGGTGGTCGTAGAGGGGCAGGGAAATCCATCACCTGTGCTAATATAGCTAACAACGTATATTCTTCAGGCAAATCTGCCCTCTATTTCACTATTGAGATGGACAGTAGAGCAATACTGCAAAGGTGTTGTTCTATTGCTACGGGCGTGCCTTTTTCTAGGCTTCGCACAAAGAACCTCAGTATAACTGAATGGGAAAAGGTCGCCAACTGGCAAGCCGAAAGATACAAAGATAGTCAAGAGAGACTTGCAGAGTATCGAGAACATCGAAACTTTGATAAGTTCCATGATAAATTAGTAACAAGTTGTGAGCTTCTCCCAACTCAACAACTTGATGTAATTTATGATCCTTCTCTAACTCTCTCCAAGATACGGGCTGAACTTGATAAGAAAATCAAAAGCAATATGAATGTAGGAGTCGTTATTGTCGACTACATCAATCAAGTAAAACGTTCTAGTATGCCCTCTCGGGGAGGTCAATACGATTGGACGGAACAGATAGAAGTTAGTAAAGCACTGAAGAGTATGGCGCAAGAATACGAAACCCCAGTATTTTCGCCGTACCAAACTGACGCTAGCGGTGAAGCTCGATTTGCCAAGGGTATATTAGATGCTGCGGATGCGGCATATGCTATGGAACCTTGGTCGCAAGAAGATGCCTGTATGACATTTAAATGTGTAAAAATGAGAGCAGCCGCTATGCGTTCTTTTTCTTCTACAATGGACTGGGAGACCTTGAAGATTGGACCAGATACTGCTCTGTCTCCAAAAGAACGAGAGGATAACGACCAAAAAACTGGCGAAGAAATTAACGACATCTAAAAATAATTCTTGACATTTGAATGTATTTCAAGTATAATATATATTCAAAATGTGGAGGCTTTATGATTGTAAAAGGCAGTATGAGGTACACCCCCAGTGGTAGGCTTAGAAAAAATATTATTAGAAGCGGTAAGAGACGTGTTGAGTTTATGCAGCTTCATGCCGAGAAAGAAATCCCTCGTAGGGAAACGAAAGAGTATCCTTCGGCTCCTCTAACACCTTATAAACCTCAGCCCAGAGACGATTGGAAGTCTGAAGCTAGTTCCGAGTATACCATTGCACCTGCTTATAATAAAGGTGCGTATCAGGTAATAAGTAGAGAAAACGTAAAAGATATAGGTAAATAAATGTTAATGGCATTTTTGCTTATTGTAATTGTAGATGGAGAACCTGAAAATACAGGTAATATGTATTTTCGGGACATCAACAGATGCAACTACTTTTCTGATAGAATTGAGAGAGGTCGTTACAGTAAACGTAGATATAGAAACTCACAGGCACTTATAACTGCCTATTGCACACCGAGAATGGTTGCCGAGGGGACACAATTTTGGGACTAGGACCTAACTACAAAGAAGTACAACAAGACCTTACGGAGCTTAACGGTGATGGTAATCGTGAGCGGGGTCACTACGGGGAAGATGAATCTATCCCTTCCTTTTTAGAAGATGACGGGCAGCCTTCCACATATGAAGAATATCAAGATGTATTTGGAGGAGATGACTGGGATCATGGACAGTACGATTAATGAATGTAGAAACTTTATTACAAGATAAGAATATACATTATCTGCCTAAGGGCGGAGATTTTTTAGTACGCTGTCTAAATCCAGAACACGAGGATAAAAATCCTAGTATGCGGATTGACCAAATTACTGGGATTTTTAATTGCTTTGCGTGCGGATTTAAAGGTAGTTTATTTAACTATTTTGGGGAAAGGGCAAACCAATTACAACAAAGACGGGAACTTTTTAAGAAGAAGCTTAACATGAAGCGTTCTGAAAGTATTGGTTTGTCCTTTCCCAAAAATAGATTACCATATGTAGGAAACTGGAGAAATATTAAACCAGAAACCTACAGAAGATTTGAAGCATTTCAACACCCTGATAATGATTTTATAGGGAGAATAAATTTTCCTATAACGGATATATCAGGTAAAATAGTTGCATTTCAAGGACGACACACAGCAGAGGGAAAACCTAAGTACAAGTTTACACCTCCAGGAGCAAGGCTCCCTTTCTTTCCAGTTGTTGAGTTTATTCAAGGCTCAGTAATTTTAGTGGAAGGAATATTTGATATGCTAAACCTTTATGACAAGGGTCTTACAAATGCTGTATGTTGTTTTGGAACAAATAACTATAATGAAACAAAGCTATCAATGCTCCGAATACAAGGAGCGGAATACGTAGAAGTATTCTTTGATGGTGATGAAGCAGGCCAAACGGCTGCAGAAAAATTAGTGGGAGAGTGTGAGAAAGTTGGTCTCGTAGCTAGGAACATCTATCTTAAAGATACCGATCCTGGTGCACTAACCCAAACTTCAGTAGACAAATTAAGGAAGAAGTTATATGGCTAAAGTTGCCTTAGTAGAAACTAAACCGAGTAGGACGGACTACAGAAAAGAGTTCGATGGTGCTTTTGATTTCGATCAATACCAGCTCTGTTCTGATCCTAACATAAAGAAAGTATTAAAACGAGACTGCGACATTAAAATAGATCAGAATTTGTATGATTGGATCGTATTAGTCGGCAGCGAATCTTTGAAGTATTTTACAAAGATTAACTCAGTAACAGAATATTCCGGCAAGAAAGTAGAAGACAAATTCTTGCCTGTTATTAATCCAGCAATGCTTAAGTTCAAACCTGAAGCTAAAAAGACATGGGATGATTCTAAGCAAAGTATTATTAAGTACATAAGTGGCGAAATAGAGGAGGTTGTAATAGATGAAACAATTGCTTTTGGGATTCAAGACACAGGAGACTGTAACTATTTCATTCAATCAGCCATTGATCACGACGGGGACTTTATTGCGCTTGATAGTGAAACAACTGGGCTGTACCCTCGCGATGGGCACATACTTGGTATATCACTTTGTTACAACGGTAACAGAGGAGCGTATATATCTACAGATTGCTTTGATGAAAAGACTGAAAAACTACTTCAAGAACTTTTCAATAAGAAAACAGTAGTATTTCATAATGCCAAGTTTGATATGGCATTTTTTGAGTATCATTTCAACTTTAAATTTCCAAAGTTTGAAGATACGATGCTGCTGTCTTATCTGGTCAATGAAAACCCAGGCAATCACGGTCTAAAGACATTAGCAATTAAGTACACTCCCTATGGGGACTATGAAAAGCCAATGTATGATTGGATGGATAACTATCGTAAAGAAAACGGTATATTAAAGAATGATTTCCAATGGGGGTCTATTCCTTTTGATGTAATGAAAACATATGCAGCAATGGATGCTTTATGTACTTATCTTATTTACGAGAAATTTAAGAAAATTAAACAAAATAATAAATTAAAGTGGGTATATGACAATATACTTATTCCTGGCACTAGATTTTTAACAGATGCACAGGATAATGGTGTTCCTTTTGATAAGAAAAGGTTGTATTCCTCACAAGAGCTTATGCAAACTCAAATAGATGAAGCAGTTGAAAAGCTATACGATAATCCAACAATAAGACAATGGGAATCATACTATGATAAAGATTTTAACCCTAACTCTACTGTGCAGTTACGTTCCCTTCTTTTTGACCACGTTGGTCTCAAGCCTACTGGAAAGAAGACAGGAACGGGAGCGCATTCTACGGATGCAGAAGTACTCAGAGAGCTCGGCAGTCAATCCGAAGTTCCTGGACTTATCCTTGACATACGTCAACGATCCAAAATTAAAAATACTTATTTGGACAAAATCATACCGCAACTGGATAGAGATGGTAGACTCCGTACGTCGTTTAATCTTCATGGCACTACTAGCGGTAGGCTCAGCTCTAGTGGTAAGCTTAATATGCAACAGCTTCCTCGGGATAACCCAGCTGTAAAAGGATGTATCAAAGCAGCGGAAGGAAATAAAATTGTTGCTATGGATTTAACTACTGCAGAAGTTTATGTTGCGGCAGTTTTAGCCAAAGATAAAGCCCTTATGGACGTATTTCGTTCAGGAGGAAACTTCCATAGTAGTATTGCGAAAACAGTATTTAGACTACCATGTGAAGTAGAAGACGTAGCAGAGTACTATACTACTCAAAGACAGGCTGCAAAAGCAGTTACCTTTGGTATTATGTACGGTGCGGGTCCGAAGAAAATTAGTGAACAAGTAACTAAGGATTCGGGCAAATATTTCAGCCAACAAGAAGCAAAAGAGGTAATAGATGATTATTTTCAATCTTTTCACGCTCTTAAAAAATGGATTGACACGAACCATAAATTTATTGAGCAAAACGGATTCGTCTACAGCTTCTTCGGAAGAAAAAGGAGACTCCCAAATGTCAAATCTTCGGACGCAGGTATTAAATCACATAGTATTAGGTCTGGCCTTAATTTCTTGGTGCAGTCTGCTGCTTCTGATATTAATCTTCTTGGAGCTATAGACATGCACGCAGATATACAGGCTAGTAAAATGAAGGCACGTATATTTGCATTAGTACACGACTCTATTCTCGCAGAAGTGCCAGAAGAAGAGATAGATACATACAGTGAAAAACTGAAATATTGGATTCAATTAGATAGAGGAATTAACATTCCAGGAGCCCCAGTCGGATGTGACTTCGATATAGGAGAAGATTACTCAATGGGCAAATTTGAGAAAGAATATGGCGTACTCTGAGAAAGTACTGGATCACTATGAAAAACCAAGAAACGTTGGAAGACTTGATGACAAATCTAGATCCGTGGGTACGGGTATGGTTGGGGCACCTGCTTGCGGAGACGTTATGCGACTACAAATACAAGTCAATGAAAAAGGTGTCATTGAAGACGCTAAGTTCAAGACTTACGGTTGTGGATCCGCCATTGCATCAAGCTCTCTGCTTACAGAATGGGTCAAGGGAAAGAGCCTTAATGATGCTTGTGAAATCAAGAATACCGAGATTGCTGAAGAGCTTAGCCTCCCACCCGTAAAGATACATTGTAGCGTTCTCGCTGAGGACGCTATAAAAGCCGCGATAAGCGATTATGAGGGAAAAAATGCTGACCATAACTGCCAGTGCGAAGAAGTATCTTAACTATAAACGTATTGAGAAGAAACAAAAATATATACGTTTACATCTTAAACCTAGTGGATGTGCAGGGTTTGAATATGATTGGGGATATACCGATCACCCAGCAGATTCTGATAGAATAGTAGATGACATATTAGTAGTTAGTGATGCTGCTACTTTTGCAGTTGCAGGCAGCACGATAGATTACAACGAAGAATTAATGGGGTCTTACCTTACGGTAACAAACCCTAATATACAAGATGCATGTGGATGTGGGGTTAGTTTTACAATATGATAAGAATTTTTAAAGTAATTTTAATATTACTATGTGTTGACATTGGATTACATATTTTTGAGATTTTAATAGACTTATATCAATTAGGAGTATTTTCATGGGTGTAGCAGATTTAAGTGGTTATAGTTTAACGTGGATGCATCAAAATAAAAAAGACTCTATGTCTGCCAAGATGCACAGCGTAGGCCCTTATACCTATGCAAAAATGTTAGAAGGACAGGGATGTACGGAAATAAAAATTTATTTAAACGGAGAGTATGTTGATTATTACGTACAAGGACGTTCAACACGTAACCTTTCCAGTATTCCGACTGCCAACAAGCAATTGGAATTGTTCTGACGGCTTACTTTTTCTTGACGACCAATTACTGGACGACAAAAACATGCCAGGGGACACATTAGGGATTCGTAGATTACAGACTCCTTTTGAAAATCTTTTTCCTCTGAGAAATGCTCTAATAAGCCATATAGGAATACTAAAGCAATCAGGAAATATTTTTATTGACTCAAGAGGCGACCCTTTTATCTATGACAAAACCTTAATGTGTAAACTTAAGTACTATAAGATCAGAAAGGTTGATAGAAAAGAAGTTGCCTCACTTTTGTGGGTAAAAGGAATTAATTTTCCTTTCACAATCCCAAGACCTCCCGAAGAAGGGAGAACTTGGGCGGGTATATTACATTTAAATGATATACCTTGGATGTTATACGAGTATTCCGAGACAAAGCTCAAGGACACTCGAAGAAAAATATAGATGCCTATGGGAAAACGAAGTAAGACTCTCCAAGGAGCCAGTTTAGTCCTTGAAGAGATTGAACCTTTAACACAAAACCAAATAAAGGCTTTTGAAAGCGAGAAACACCTAGTACTGCATGGAGTAGCAGGTACAGGGAAAACCTTCATATCATGTTATTTAGCTTTTGACGATATGATTAAAAACATGTTTGAAAAGCTAGTAATAATACGAAGTGCAGTTCCAACACGAGATATTGGTTTCCTTCCTGGAAATGAGAAAGAGAAAACTTCAGTCTATGAAGAACCTTATAAAGATATTTCGATTGAATTGTTTGGAAGAGGGGATGCATATCAAGTGTTAACAACCAAAGGATTAGTGCATTTTATGACTACTTCCTTTATTAGGGGTGTAACACTAAGAGATGCGGTTATTTTAGTGGACGAGTGTCAAAATATGTCTTTTCATGAATTGGATTCTATTATAACACGAGTGGGAGAACACTGTAGAGTAATATTCTGTGGTGATTTTCAACAAGCTGATTTAAAACAAAACGGGTTAATGTCTTTTTTAACTATTTTGAAAGAAATGGGTTCATTCGATTTAATAGAGTTTGGTGTAAAAGACATAGTACGAAGTGGTTTTGTACGAGATTATATTCTCGCAAAACAAGAAGTGGAGGGACTGACATGCCCATAACCGGATGGGTAGTAATAGGAGTAACAATAGGGTTAATAGCTCTATGGTGGTTCGGAGTCACACGCAGAGGATGAAAACAGGAGCTTTCATCCCAGTATTCATAGCACGAAGAGACAGACTCGAAAAATCCGTTAGGGAGGAACTACTCCTCCCTAAATCGGAAAGAGATAGTAAACTTGTGCTAAGTAGACTTCGAGAAAGAAGGTGGCTTAAAAAAGTAATTGAAGCAGCCGAAACTAAAAATTGTCCACATTGTGGAGGGGCTTTGTGAAAGCTGTTGTCAGCAATCGTATTTATTTAGAAGTAACAGATCAGTATAAGGAGGTTTTAAGTAAAGAACTAACTTATACTATTCCTTCGTACAATCCAAAAGACCCACCTATAGTTATTAAAAATATGGCACGTATTCGTAGTAACTTAGTGAGTATTCCGATTGGACGAACGGATTTAATCCCAAGAGATTACGAAGTAGTCGATAAACGGATTGAATTACCAATAGAACTTCCTGAGTTTAAGTTCCCTTTACGACCAAGCCAACAAGAAGTTTTTGATGAAGTCGAAGACAACTGTATAATAAACGCTTGGGTCAGTTGGGGAAAGACTTTTACAGGTCTTTCGATTGCTGGCAAGCTGAAACAGAAAACCCTTATTGTAGTACATACAGTTCCACTTAGAAACCAGTGGACAAAAGAGGTAGAAAAAGTATTTGGGTTTACGCCTGGCATTATAGGTAGTGGTAAATTTAATATTGACCCTCCTATAGTTATTGGCAATACTCAGAGTTTATATCGTAATATTCCGACTATTAGAAAAGCATTTGGGTTGGTTATGTTGGATGAAATGCACCACGTTTCTTCTCCAACCTTTTCTAAAGTTATAGATTCAAACTATGCTAGATATAAGATTGGATTGTCGGGCACGATAGAAAGAAAGGACGGTAAACATGTAGTATTTAGAGATTATTTTGGGCAAAAAGTTTTAAAACCACCAAAAGAAAACTATATGACTCCGAGTATTTGGGTTCATCGTTCTGAAATACGCTTCATGGACGGAAGTAATATTCCTTGGGCAAACAAAGTAACACAATTAGCCTATAATGAAGAATATGTTCACACGATTGCACTTTTAGCCGCCGCTTTCGCAGCAAAAGGTCATAAAGTGTTAGTAGTAAGTGATCGAGTGCATTTTTTGCAGGCCTGCGCCGAACTGGCAGGCGATAAAGCTGTTTGTGTTACGGGAGAAGTACCGCATGAAGAAAGACAAACACTCATGTCTAAAATTACAACGGGAGAGGCAAATATATTGTTTGGTACTCAAGCAATATTTTCAGAAGGTATCTCCTTGGACGACCTTAGTTGTCTGATTTTAGGTACTCCTGTAAATAATGAGCCTTTATTGACTCAATTAATAGGACGAGTAATAAGACAAAAAGAAGGGAAACGAGACCCTATAGTAGTAGATATTCAACTAAAAGGAAATACTGCACGAAGACAGGCTTCCAATAGGATGGGATACTACATGAAACAGGGTTACAACATACAGGAACTTTAAAAAAATAGTTCTTGACAAGAACTTCATTTTTTGATATAATATGCTTCTATATAATTGGACAAAAATCTTTGAAACATGCGAAGGCAATGTATTAGAGATGGTAATAGTTTTGAAGATGTTAGTGGAAAAACAAATCCCTAATAATCGTTTTGATAGAATCTATAAATATTCGAATATCGATTTCAAGGGGGAGTCTTTTTTGCTACATCCTGATGTCCTTTTATATAATTGCTATCAATATGGCTATAAAGATGTCTGTATATACGTTGGCTTAGCAAGTTTGCGTTCTTATGCAGAATATAAAGCCTTTGGTAAAACAACATTGGATGTACTGCACTTACCAGTAGATCCTTTTATTTTTTTAAACAATCATAGTCTACTTTGGGTAAAGAATGACCAAGTTCATTTTTTACACGAAGAAGCCCCAACGGAGATACATTAAAATGGCAATATCATTTAATCAGCAGAAAGGTTCTGCTCAAAAAACCTCAATTAGCACTTTTCAGTACAAGGACGGAGACAATTCTTTTCGTCTGTGTGGCGACATTCTTGCTCGCTATGTTTACTGGGTAAAAGGCGAAAACGACAAAAACATCCCTTTAGAGTGTTTATCGTTTGATCGTAATACTGAGTCTTTCAACAACAAAGAGAAGGATTGGGTTCGTGAATACTACCCCGACCTCAAGTGTGGTTGGAGCTATGCTACTCAGTGCATAGACAACGGCGAAGTAAAAGTTGTAAATCTAAAGAAGAAGCTTTGGGAGCAGATTATAACTGCTGCTGAGGATCTAGGCGATCCCACTGATCCAGAATCTGGATGGGATATTAAATTCAAGCGCGTTAAGACTGGACCTCTGCCTTATAACGTAGAGTACCAGCTTCAACCGTTAAAGTGTAAGCCTAGTGCTCTTAATGACGACGAGATGGAGCTTGTTGCTGATCTTAAGTCTATGGACGACGTAATGCCTCGTCCAACTCCCGACGCTCAGAAAGAGCTTTTGGATCGTATTCGTCAAGCGGATACGAACGAAGTTGACGAAACCCTTGAAGCGGAGTTCAATGTAGCGTGATCTTATTCACAGCAGATTGGCACTTAAAACTGGGACAGAAAAATGTCCCAGTTGAGTGGGCTAAAAATAGATATATTAAGTTCTTTAATCAGATTGCTGAAATAGAAGAACGATGTGCTGCACATATAATCGGAGGCGATCTATTTGATCGTCTTCCGACTATGGAAGAATTAGAGTTATATTT